TTATTCAAATACTACAGGTTCGTCAAATTCTGGTTATGGTACTTATTCATTATTTGCTAATACAACAGGCTCATATAACACAGCTTTAGGTCAATCTGCGCTTCAGTCAAACACCACCGCTTCTAATAACACCGCAGTAGGTTATCAAGCAGGGTATGCAAATACAACAGGAACACAGAACACATTTGTAGGTAAAGGAGCTGGATTTGCAAATACTACAGGCATTTCTAATACTTTTGTAGGTGCTGATTCTGGGTCTCAATCAACAGGTAGCTACAATATATCTCTTGGTTCTAATACTATGTCAGGTAGTGCTTCAGGTGCGGCTAACATAGCTATTGGTGCAAGTACATTAACTTCTTTGACTTCGGGTGGCAATAATATTGCTATTGGTTCTTTTAACGGTGGAACATTACCAGCCCTTTATTACAACACTACAGGCAGCAATAATATTGCACTAGGAACAGGTGCTTTATATTCAAACACGACTGGTTCGTATAACACAGCAACAGGTATAGCTGCTTTATCATTAAACACCACCGCCTCAAACAACACAGCAGTAGGTTATCAAGCTGGTCAAAACAATGTAACAGGAACTGGCTGTACTTATGTTGGTACATACGCAGGACAAACAACAACAGGATCATCTAACCAATTCTTTGGTTATGGTTCAGGTTACCAAGTAACTTCTGGTGCTAATAACGTTATTATTGGCGCATATTCAGGTTCAGCAGCACCTATTTCAGCAACAGGTTCTAATTGGATTGTATTAAGCGATGGCGCTGGAACAATTGGAGCTTATTATCAAACAACAGGTGCTAACGGCTGGTATCAAAAGAATAACTCTACATTATGGTCAATTACTTCTGATGCTCGGATTAAAAAGAATGTTGTATCTTTAGAATCAGGTCTTGATGTTATCTCTAGCTTGCGCCCAGTAGAGTTCGATTACATTGAGAATGATAAGCATGACATTGGATTTATCGCCCAAGAATATCAAACTGTATTGCCAGCACAAATTAGTGAAGGCGAAGATGGAATGTTATCTTTAAATCAAAACTTAGTACCTTATTTGGTTAAGGCAATTCAAGAATTAACCGCAAAAGTCGCACAATTAGAAGCTAAATTAGGAGCTTAATCATGACAATTCAATATTCCACAACCATCAACTCGATGTACACAGTTCCTAATCCAACAGGATATGTAGTCAATGTTTTGTTTACAGTTAGCGGTACAGATGGCACTCATACAGCTTCTATTGGTGGCAATATCAGTTTTACTCCAGAAGCCGATCAGCCTGACTATATTCCTTATGCTGATTTAACCCAAGAAGAAGTATTGGGCTGGATTAACGAAGCTACTGACAATCAAGCTAATTATTATGCAAATATTGATGGTCAGATTGCAAGCGAAGTAAACCCACCTGTTTCACCAACTGATACTCCGTTACCCTGGGCTACACCAGCAGCATGAGTAGAGTTTTAGCATTATTAGCAATATTGCAAGTAGGTGATGTTTTAACAACGCTGACAATATTAAAAAATGGCAAAGAGCTAAACCCAATTATGAGTTGGCTTTTTGCTAAGTTTGGAACGAAATTAGCGTTAATAGTAAAAGCAGTAATAGTATGCGCTGTCGGTGTAATGTTTTACTTTATTTACTCACCCGCATTAGTGTTTGCTTGTGTTTTATATGTATGTGTAGTTAGTTGGAATGTATATCAAATAATCAAGGTCCAAAAATGACGCAACCCATAGATATTATTTCCGGTGCATTAAAGGATATTGGCGCTTTAGCTGCTGGTGAAACTCCAACTTCTGATGCTACACAAGATGCTTTTAATATGCTAAATGACATGGTTGACCAATGGTCAAATGAATCCATGATGATTAGCTATAAAACCGAAATTATATTTCCTATTACACCAGGTCAAATTCAATACACGATTGGCCCTGGCGGTACGATAGGTGCTGTCTTTACTGGCTCTATAACTGGTAAAACTTTAACAGTAACGTCTATTCAATCTGGCGCTATTGCTTTGGGAATGACAATTAGTGGGTCAGGAATATCTAATGGTACAACTATTACAGCGTTTAATTCAGGCGCCGGTGGCAATGTTAACGAAGCTGGTACATATACTCTTAATATTAGCCAAACAGTTTCTTCAACATCCATTAACGCTTATTACCAGCGCCCTCTTGCTATTCAGTCTAGCTTTGTGCGAATTAATACTAATAGTAATGGCGTTCCAATTATTAACGGGGGCTTGGACTATCCCGTTGCAGTCCTCAATCTTGAAAATTATGAAATGATTGGTTTAAAGACCTTATCCGGTCCTTGGCCAAAAGCAATGTATTACCAACCTAGCGACCCATTGGGTAACATTTTTGTATGGCCAAACCCTTCACAGGGCGAAATGCACATTTTTGCAGACACATTGTTCACTCGTTACGAAACAATTTATGACACTATTGTGTTGCCACAAGGTTATGTAATGTGTCTTAGATGGTGTTTAGCAGAACGGTTAGCGCCCATGTACGGAAAGACTGACCCAACTGCTATGGCTATGATAAGCAAATTTGCTGCACAATCAAAAGCAACATTAAAACGTACTAATATGCGTCCAATTCAAGCTTCTACATTTAGTGATGCGTTGTTGGTTGGCCGCCAAAAAGATGCTGGTTGGATTTTGACCGGCGGATTCTTACGATAGGAAAATTATGGCTTCTACTAACTTTGTAAACAATTCAACAGTAATTTATGCTGAATGGTTAAATGATGTAAATAACGCTACTTACAACGGCGTTTTTGCTGCTAATACAATAACACCATCAAATATTGTTTGTAATGGTTCTGTATCGGGAACTGGTTTTACGTCTTTAGTTTCTAACGTATTTGCTTCACCATCTGCGATTGGTTCTGCTACTCCCAATACAGGCGCATTTACTACTTTAACTGCTACAACACCTATTGCAGTATCTTCAGGTGGTACAGGATTAAACACTTTAACTGCTAATAATGTTCTTTTAGGTAACGGCACTTCTGCTTTGCAAAAAGTAGCCCCTGGCACTTCAGGCTATGCTCTGCGTTCTACTGGAACTACTTGGACATCTCAAAAATTAGGTTTAGGAATGACTGGCGAGATTTGGCATGATGTTACTAGCTCACGCACAGCAGGAACAACATACACTAATAACAATTCATACCCAATTTCTGTTTCCATTTCTTTTGGTACAAGTAATGACCAACAATGGTATTTATATGTAAATGGCGTACAAGTTGCACACCTACAAGAACACCAAGATTTTAATGGTTCAGCTTTTAGTACGATTGTTCCCGCAGGCGCAACATACTTATTTACTGGCAATTATTTGCAAGTTTGGGCAGAACTTTACTAAGGATTTCTATGCCTGATTTTGGTTTTATTGGACCTTCTTACGAGGCTCCGTCCATCTATCAGGATGCACAGGAGTGTATTAACTTTCGCCCTGAAATTGACCCTTTAAAACAACCTGGTCAAAATGGGGTAGTGGCTTTATATCCTACACCCGGATTAACAGTTGTATCACAATTATTTAATTCTGCCGAAGTGCGTGGTATGCGTACTGTTTCTGGCGGAAATTATTGTGTAGTAGTTTGTGGCCAATATGTGTACGTTTTAACGTCTAATTTAACACCTACTTTAATAGGTACTTTAACGACAAGTTCTGGCCATGTTGGTATTACTGACAACGGACAATATGTCTATATTACAGACGGAACTAATCGTTACACTTGGCGTATTTCTACTCCAGCCTCGGCTCAATTTATTGGTTCTGTATCAGGGACAACCCTAACTGTTACATTAATGAAATCTGGCACTATTGCCGCTGGACAACAACTGTTTGGCCTTGGTGTAACGCCCGAAACCATTATTACTTCCTTGGGTACCGGAACTGGTGGTATTGGTACTTATACAATCAATATTAGCCAAACCGAAGCTTCTGAAGTTTTTAATTCATCTGCTACAGCCGCTAAATTTACAGGTTCTTTATCAAATGGTGTGTTAACTGTTACCGCTGTTGCTAGTGGAACCTTGTACCCAGGACAAACCATTCAAGGTACATCAATTAATGCCGGTACAGTCATTACTGCGTATGGTGGCAATACTGTATTAAGCCAAAGCATTGTTTCTGGCGGAACTGGATATGCAGTCAATGACGTAGTAACTGCAATTGGCGGTATTTATACAGTTCCTGTCAGCTATACCGTTACTAGTGTCACAGGAAGTGGTGTTGTTTCAGGGTTAACCCTAACTACTTCTGGACAATCTAATTCCTATACAGTCCAGCCTTCAAATCCAGTTTCTTGTTCCACAACTGGAAACGGTACAGGGTTAACCCTTAATCTTACTTTTGGAACAGGTATTGGTGGTACTGGTAGTTATACAGTAAATGGCACTCAAACCGTATCATCGGAAACAATGTATGCGCTTAACTTTACCGTTTTACCATCTTCTGATGGCGCTTTTAGTGGTGCGAATGTTGTTGACATTGTTGATAACTATTTTGTGTATAACAGGCCTAATACCCAACAATGGGGTTGTTCTAACCTTCTTTCCCCAATTTCTAATCAATTAAACTTTAGTTCTAAAGATGGTTCGCCAGACAATTTGGTATCAGTCATTGTTTCCAATCGTGAAGTGTTTTTGCTTGGAGAAACATCATCCGAAGTATGGATTGATGCTGGTTTGTTTCCTTTTCCATTCCAAAGAATTCCTGGCACAAATACCCAACACGGAATTGCAGCCCCATTTTCCATAGCTAGGATTGGTAGTTCATTTGCTTATGTAAGCCGTAATATCCGTGGTCAAGCCCAAATTATGATGATGAATGGCTATGTGCCAACCCGTATATCTACCCATGCCGTAGAAAATACGCTTTTGGACCAATACATTGAAGATGCTTTTGCTTATACTTACCAATTAGAAGGCCATGAAGTATATGTAGTGACATTCCCAACAATTGATTTAACTTGGGCATATGACATTTCTACTGGAATGTGGCACAAATGGCTTTCGGTTGACAATCAAAACGTATTTCATCGGCACCGTTCAAATTGCCAAGCCAATTTTCAAAACTTAAATTTGGTTGGAGATTATCAAAACGGCTTAATTTATCAATTAGATGCTAATAACTATACCGATAATGGCAATGAAATTCGCCGTGTCCGCCGTGCGCCCCATTTAATAAGTGATTACCAACGTCAATATTTTCATGAATTACAAATTTATTTTCAACCTGGCGTTGGACTAACAGGCAATGTAACTTATACACAAATTGCTGGAAATGCCGTAGCTGGCACAGCAATAGCTGGTATTGCAATAGCTGGTGTATCAAGTCTAATTACAACTGGTGCTAACCCTCAAGCCATGCTTAGATGGTCAGATGATGGCGGTTCTACGTGGTCTAATGAACATTGGACTTCTATTGGCTTAATAGGCGCTTATAAAAATCGTGCTATTTGGCGCAGAATGGGTTTTGCTAGGGATAGGATTTTTGAAGTTGTTGTTACTGACCCAATAAAAGCGGTCATTATTGCTGCAAACTTAAAAGCAGAGGCGGGGTCTAATTAATGATACAAAATAATGGAGTTTGGACTAATACCCAAAGCAACCCTTATCCCCAGTCGCCTTTATTGGATGAACAAACCAAGCGCCCAACACGTGCTTGGCAACAATATTTTTTAAATTTGCTAAACTTTTCTTCAGCTACTAATGCCACAAAAGGCACCGGTACATTACCAACCAATCCGGCTGGATTTATTAACATAACTGTTAATGGCCAACCAATGAAAGTGCCTTATTACAATCCATGAAACCTAGCGAACAATTTCAACAAAACAAAGGCATTTTTCAAATTGATTTGGGTACCCAACATCATTTTTCAGATGGCCTTTACGCTAAAGAAATGCACATACCTAAAGGCTATGCTGCTGGTATGCACAAACACGAATACTCTCATTTAAGTATTTTGTCAAAAGGACGTGTAATTGTACGTACTGACGAATATAATAAGGAATATGCGGCACCGGCTTGCATTGATATGAAAGCTGGAATTAATCACACCATTGAAGCATTGGAAGATGCCACATGGTTTTGTATTCACGCTACCAAAGAAACTGATATTAATAAAATTGACGAAGTTTTAATAGAAAAATGAACAATTTTACCCAATTGGCCGCCAATGTTAATGTATTTCCATTAGTAATGGATTTACAACGTCAGCCATTTTTGTGGAATAAAAACCCATGTCGCCTATCAAAACGTGGTCCTCATCATGAAACTTCAGACATTGTATTGCGATATAAGGATGAAACTGAAAACTTTGAAACAGGCGATTTTAGTAATTTTGGTGATGAACACGTTGCAGATTGGTATAAAAACATAGACCACTTGCCGTACGCTAAAACCATTGCTTTAGACCTTATGGCCACAGTTCGTGGTGAAGTTTTGGGCGCAGTATTGATTTATAGAGTTCGTCCAGGAGAAAAAATTTATACCCATGTAGATCAAGGTTGGCACGCAGAAACATTTGAAAAATACAATATTTGTCTTGAAAGTAACCCAGACGCCGCATTTTGTTACGAAAATGAAAAAATGGTACAAAAAGCGGGCGATGTGCATTGGTTTTGCAATACAGTACCACATTCTGTAATAAATGAAGGCAATACAGACCATATTGTTTTAACTGTTTGTATTAGGCTAGATAATGGTTACAGAACTCCGTGGTCGCCCGAAGGTTGGACTATGGATAAACATTTAGAAAGAAGGAAATAATTATGCCATTAGGATGGGTAGCGGCCGCAGTCGCCGCATCAAGCGTAGCAAGTTCGGTTATTGGTGGAAATGCCGCCCAAAATGCGGCTAATACATATGCAAATGCCGCTAATCAAGGAATTGATTACAGCAAAGGAGTTTACAATCAAATTCAAAGTTTATCCCAGCCTTACCTAAATACTGGCACACAAGCCAATTATGGTTTAAATGCTATGTTGCCTGGCCAATATACCGATGCCAATGGAAAAATACAAACTGGTTCTGGGTATTTAACTGCCCAGCCAACCATGAATGATTTGACTACATTAATGCCAAATTATCAATTTGGATTAACACAAGGTATGGGTCAATTTAATGCTGGTTTAAATGCTTCTGGTGGTGCTGTTAGTGGAAATGCAATCCAAGGCGGTCAACAATTTGCCCAAGATTATGCCGGAAATCAATTACAGAACGCATATACTAATTATCAAGCTAACCGTCAAAACGTTGCCAGCAACATATTTAATGCTAATAACGTAGGTATGAACGCACTTGGAACTGTTTCTAATGCCGGTACTGGTACTGCTTCTAACGTTTCTAATATGTTATCAAGTATTGGTAATGCACAAGCTTCCGGAATTATGGGCGCTGCAAATGCACAAACAGGCGCATTAAATAATATTAGTAATTATGCTATGTTGTATGGCATGAGCAAAATGTGAGAATAATATGGCTGAATTTACTGCGGACTTAAATCCAAAACAAAACACCATGTCCCTTGGGGATATGATGAAAATGGGCCTTTATTCGGCTGAAGCTTCTATAGCACGTGTTCAAGCTAATCAAGCTCAACAAGAATTAAAAGAATTAGGCCCTGTTCGTAATTTGCTTTCTAATGCGGATAATTACACAACGGATGGCAAACTTGACCCTGATAAAATAGCACCAGCATTAATGGCTGTTGCACCGTTGACTGGTCCAAAACATCTTGAAAAGTTACAAACATTAGCAACTAATCAAACTGCCATTCAAAGCGCAAAAATGGGTTTAACTGATAAAGAACGTATGGTATTTGCACAAGTTGATGGTGCATTAGGTCAAGCTAAAGTAACAGACCCAAAAGCTTATATTGATGCTTACAAAACTATTGCAACGCAATACAAAAACAATCCTGACATTATTAAAATGGCAGAAGCCAAAATGGGTAATGTTATGTTAGCTGGCCCAGGTAATCATCAATGGGAACAAGCATTACGTTCAAGCAATCAAATGATGACATTGCCTGAACAACAAACTGCGTTTGCACCTAAAGCTACGACTGCCAAAATTGGTGGGGCAGACGTTCCAGTTGTTAGCCAACCTTCCGTTGAAGGCCGCACACCCACAATTACACCTACTCAATTTGGCAGCGGTTCGGGTGGATATACAGCCGGTGGTACAACAGGTGCAACGGCACCTAAACCAAAAACTGAAGAAACTGGTAAACGTATGCCAGCAATTGTTAATTATGGTTCTGGACTTAAATATACTGGCGACCCTTCATTATTTAATCTTAATGATGCCCAAAAAGCGGCGTATGAAGAAGGCGATAAAGCTGTTAATGGTATTGGCGCTGGTATTAAAGCCGCACAAGATATTAAACAACCAATCCGTAAAGTTGAAGAATTTATCAATAGTGCAAGCGGTTCTAAGTTATATCAAACATTACAAGCTGGCGGCAAATATGTTTGGGGTAATTCTGATTTAGATTCATTGGTTAAAAACGTTGCCCAAATTCAAGCTAGAAACGCTGAAACTATGGGATTGTCAAAAACTGACCATATGCAAGATTTGAACGCTAAATTAAGTGGTAGTGAAAAAATTGACACCAAAGCATTGGCTGGCGTAATGCAACAAGTAAAGGCTGATGCAGATGCGGCTGAAAAATACAATCGTGGATTGCAAAAATTTGTTGAAAAAAATGGCGACATCAACGGCCGTATTTTGAAACAGAAATTTCAAAATGCTTGGGCAGACAATTATGACCCACGTATTTTTCAAATCCAAAATATTGAAAATTCTAATTTGCCAGAAATTGAACAACAAAAACGTATTGCTGAAATTCATTCAAGTATGTCAAAAGATGAATACAAAGAACTTGAAAATAAAGCTAAAGTTTTATACCGTTTAGAAAAAGGTCTATATCAATAATGGCTGACCCAATATTAGATGATGACATTCCAGGGTTTAAAACACCCTATTCTGGTACTGATAAAGTCGGTGTCACGGTTGCGCCAGCGCCAGACATTTACAAAACAATGCCTACGCCAACACGTGAAGCTAAATCAGCACCAGATATTGCTAATTTACAACCCGATTTAAAAGAACGACTTGATGCGTTACGGGATTTGTGGAAATTTGATAAAGAATTAAATCCCAAGGGCAAAGATTTGCCTATTACTAGTGGTTATAGAACTAAAGAACAGCAACGTCAGTTTTATTTAGACCGCCTTAAAAATCCTAATTTAGTATCTGAACCCGGTAAAAGTCGTCATGAAAAAGGCGATGCAATTGATTTGCACCCACGAGTTCCAGATTCATTGTTAGCACGAGTTGGCTTGCACCGTCCTTATGGTGCTAAAGACCCAGTTCATGTTCAAATTAATCCAGATTTGCCATATGAACCACAGCCATATGATGTAGAAGCAGATACGGATGTACCTGGCTTTAAATCTACATACAATCCCAAAGGTCCTACTGCTTCACAAGAACTTGGTGCTATGTATCAAGAAGCCAAAAAAGTACCCGGCAATCTGGCAAAAACGTTTGCTTCTGCCGCTGATACTGCATTAAACGTTATTCCAGCCGCCGCCCAATTTGTTGCCGAACCAGTAGCAAAATTGGTTGACCGTATTGGTGATACCAAAGTTGCAGAAGAAGCATTGCAAAAGGCAACCAGTTATTTTGATAGACCTGTTGGTAAAGCTTTCGGAATTACTAAAGACCCAGTTTATAACGCTGAAGCTACTCATCAAATCATGGATTATGTTGGTGAACACGCTGACAAAGGCGCCCAATGGATTGCTGACAATACTGGAATGGATAAGTCAGATGCCGCATGGTTTATCAATGCTGCCGCATTAAAAGCAGCACCTATTGTAGCCCGTGGCGCTAAAGCTACTGCCGCTAAGATTGGTGAAGTTGCAACCGCTGAAAATGCTGGAAATTTGCTATCAGAAATAAGTGGAAGATTATCTACACAAAATCCATTCAATACAAAAGAAGCATACAAAGCTGGACTTGAAAAAGACCCTTCAATTAAACAATATGCAGAACCTGGTGCTGTTTCTGCAACGGATGTGGTTGGAAATGTACGTCAAGCTTTTGAAAAAGTAAAAGAAAATCGTTCCAAAGCTTACAAAGAAGGAATTAAAACAACAAAAGGTAATCAAGTCTTTTTGGACTTTAAACCCATTCGGGAAGCATTTAATGAAACTGTTGAATCATTAAAATCTAAAAATTTAGGCGTTGAAGAATTAAAAGCTGGTGAAGAAACAATGGCTGTAGTTGATAAAATTGGAAAAATTTTAGATAGATGGGAAAAGAAACCCGAACTTCATACTGCTGGCAATTTAGATGATTTAAAACAACGAATTGATGACGTTTATTCCCAAGGTATGACAGACCAAGCTAAACGTGTTATGACTTCAACACGAAATGCTGTAAAAGAAACAATTTCCAAGCAAGACCCAAATTATGAAAAAACAATGGCTGACTATGAAAAAGGCCTTGAATTTGAACGTGAAATTAAAAATGCTTTAGGTCTTGGTCCTAAGGCTGGAGTAGATACAACTATAAGAAAACTTTCACAAATTTTTTCTGGTAAAAGCAATTTAAGTAAAGAATATAGATTAGAACTATTGCAAGAACTTGGTGGAAAAGACGTGGTTCGTAAATTGGTTGGCTATTCTATGGGGCAAGAAATACCAAGTGGTGTGAAAATGTTAGCCGATGTAATGGTTGGATATGGCGCACATTTAGCCGGTAGTCCAGAAGCCGGAATAGCTACAGCGGCTAGTTTAATGGCGGCACAAAGTCCAAAAGTTGCATTACACGTAGCCTATGGTGCTGGACGTACTGCACGTGCAATTAGCGATATTGGGGCTAATGTAAAATCCCAGGTAGCTAAAGGTAAAACAAAATTAAGTGAATTAACTTCTAGGAAATAATTATGGCAAGCGTACTTTTATCCCCAGTTGGTAATGGCCAACAATTTTTTGATGCAAATGGTTTGCCATTAAACGGCGGACTAATTTACACCTATCAAGCTGGTTCTAGCACTTTGTTAACAACCTATACTACTAATAATGGTACTGTAGCTAATTCAAATCCTATTGTATGTAATGCAGACGGCCGTTTGCCAAATGAAATTTGGATGTTAACTGGGTATAGTTATAAATTTGTTATTCAAACTTCTACTGGTGTTACTTTACAAACTTTAGATAATTTATATCCTATTTTGCAAAATGCGCCAGTTGTATCAAATACTATTCCTAGCGGATTAATAGCTATTTGGTCAGGAAGCCTTGGTTCAATCCCTACTGGTTGGTTAATTTGTGATGGTACTAACTCAACCCCCGATTTGAGAAATTCTTTTATATTAGGCGCTGGAAACACTTATGCTGTAGGTGCAACAGGTGGTTCTACTGATGCAATTGTAGTAAGTCATACCCATACAGCAACTTCTACTGTTACAGACCCAGGACACTTCCACAATATTCTTGCTGAAAGTGGTGGTGCGGGTGCTGGTAGCGGTAAACTTGAATTAAGCAGTCAAACTGTTAGTGGCCCAGTTACGCAATCTGCTGTAACGGGAGTTACTGTAGCGACAACCAACGCTACTGCTGGTGTAAGCGGTTCAGGCGCAAATATGCCACCATACTACGCTTTGGCGTTCATCATGAAGTCGTAGGAATGGATATGAATGAAATTGACCCAGTTAAAGTCGGTGTAATGTGGCAAAAAGTTGAGGTTATGGAGCGAGAAGTAGCTGAAATGCGTTCTGATATTAAAACGCTTCTTGCTATGGCAGAACGTTCAAAAGGTTCCTTATGGGCTTTGATGGGGGTCGCTTCAGTTGTAGGCGGCTTTATTACTATTATTGTTGATGTATTTTTAAATAAAAAATGAACGAACAACTTGAATCCGCAAAAGAAGTCGCTGGCAAATCTATTGGTCAACATGGATTAGCTTACATTACAGCAATTATTGTCATCAGCGTTGCCGCAAGCATATTTTTAGATTCGTCTAAAATTGCCGCAGTTATTGGTATGGCTGGTGGTGCAATTATGGCTATTATCAATATGATGAACGCAGTATCAGGAACTACAGAAAAAGAAGAAAGACCTGAATTTGCTGTTATTCAAAATTTGATTGAAAAATTAGACCATTTAGCTGACAAAGAACCCCCTATGTCAGTAACAGTTGATGGTGACAAAGTTACCGTTACTAAAGGTTCTGATACGATTACGACAAAAAAATGAACGAAATTTTTACCCATATTCTTACAGGCAAAGATAATCAAACCCACGATATTGCACGGTGGGCATGGATGCTTGGCTTTTTAGTGGTTGCGGGTTCAGCAATCTATCTTATTTATTTGGGCAAAGAAATTAGCCTTACTGAACTAGCTGGTGCTTTGGGCATCGTATCAGGTTCAGGAGCCGCCGCCGTAGCTGGTAAACACATGGCTGGTGCTGAACCAGAACAACAATGATACCTTATGTTAATTACATCAAAATTGGATTGGTTTTTGTGGCTTTACTCGGCGCTTTCGCTTATGGCTGGCATAGTAGGGATGTCGATTTTAATTTATACAAAGCTGAAGTTAAAGCAACAGCAGAAAAACAGATTGCGGAAAACGAATCAATCAAAAAACAACAAGAAATAACTACTAAAGGAATCCAAGATGAATATGATGCGAAATTGGCTTTGTTACGCCAGTATTATGCTAACGGGATGCGCCAGCCAACCAGTACCGGTGCCATGTCCAGCATTTCCTCAACCGCCAAGCTCTCTGATGCAATCGCCGCCTACAATCAACTTGCTTCAGATTGCGCCGCCACAACCTTACAAACAGTAACGCTTCAACAATGGATTACAGAACAGATGGCAATTAAATGAACAATGACCAATTAGTTTCTTTGGGGATTGACCAAAAATGGCTTGAACCGTTACAAAACACGTTTAATAAGTACGACATTAGTACCCCAAAAAGACAAGCAGCTTTTATAGGGCAATGCCAACATGAATCTAATAATTTTAGAATTTTGGAAGAAAACCTTTATTACTCCGCTGATGGACTTATGCGTGTTTGGCCCAGTCGATTTCCTGATAGAAACATGGCTGAACAATATGCAAATAACCCCGAAAAAATAGCCAACAAGGTCTATGCTGGGCGCATGGGCAATACTGAATATGAGGATGGTTGGAAATACCATGGAAGGGGTTTAATACAGCTTACTGGCAAGGAAAACTATGCAAACTGCGGACTTGGTATTGGTGTGGATTTGCTTGGGAATCCTGATTGGCTATCTATTCCTAAATATGCGGCTTTAAGCGCCGGTTGGTTTTGGAACAAAAAAGGGTTAAATGCCCTAGCAGATACGGATGACATGGAAATTATGACTAAACGCATTAACGGCGGGGTCTTGGGTTTAGATGACAGAATTGGTAAAATTAATAACGCATTAACAATTTTAGGGGCATAACATGGCTACAAATTTTAAAGTTGAAGGCAAACTAGGTAATTCACCAAAATCGCATTACATTGTTTTGCGTGAACATGAAAAGCATACTGAACACGAATTAACTAGATTAAAAGAAAAGCTTAACAAGCACATAAATATGCCATTAGAAAAGGCCCACAAGCCTGAAGGTAAGGGTTCTAGCCAAAAGGAAGCACCCCTACCTAATATGCGTAAATATTAACGAATACGGGCTACTTTAGCCTTACGCAGTACGTGTTCGTATTGTTCTTTAGCCTGGTCATCTAAGCTGCGAAGTGGAAGGTTCTGATAGTACTTCCACTTATTTCTGTATTCCTGAAGTTCTGATGGGGGAATCCAACCCTGTAAACGCCAGCGGATAGTAATATCGGTGCCCGAAGCGGTCCAAATGTGTTCATTCATTATCAAATCCTTTATAGTCAGCAGTCATTTTTTCTGCAAATGTTGAGGTATTGGTTTCTATAAAATAAATCCCTGAAACCATGCCAGCTTCAAAAGCTTCTCTAAACAAAGCTTTTATATCTTCATCCCCTTTTTCGTGTGTAAAGTTTGAGGAATACCAATTTTCAAATACGTCTTTAGCGGCTTTCATAGATGAAACACTCCTATTCTATATCCATACGTAAATACAACAACAGCAGCAATTACAAAGCCCAAAAGCCCGCTAAGTAAAATTTCCTTTAGTTCTTTCATTTGCTTATCCTTTCTTTGTTTGTTTTCAAAAGCCAATAGTTCGTCATACGACTTGCGGTCGCCCCAGCCCTTATCAATCATGCGCTGGCGTTGTTCAAACTTGGCTTGCGCCTGGTAAAACCGTTCTGCATCTTTTTCTGATTGCAACATTCCATGCCCCTTATTTAGAAGTTACTTTAAGTGTGATAACAGCGGTAGTTTTGGTGTGCTTAGCAATAAGTTCTGCTGGCACGTTTGCTTCTGCAAATACGGCTTTATTGTCAACGGTCGCACGTTGGGAAAGGGTAACGCAAGCTTTAAACAGATTGCCTTCAATATGGCCTTCTTGCTGTTTAAGTTCGCTTTTGATTGCTTCTGCTTGTTTTTCAAGGTCAGCGATTTGGGCTAATAACATACCCAATGTGTCAACTTTACTTAACTGAATGTCAATTGCTTTCATGATTTTTTCCTTTGTCTAATCACGGCACCGTTGCCGTATTAGTAATTTACTAAAGAAAACTTCACTACGCAACAACTATTTTATTAGGACATACCCTTAGTTGTTAAAAAACAACGGTAGGCGTGAATTTGGCAACTACAAACTGGTGGGAAGAAATGGGGAAAATTTCCACCTTGTTGCATCCTTCAACGCCCCATTGACCGCCTTATTTATGATTGTTCTTTAACTGCCAAAATTCTAACAGTTTGGTGAACATCAGCCAGTAGCGGTCTAAATCTGCTAAATCGTGTTCTATAAGCTTTACTTGGCCTATATGGGTGCTTGATACAAAAATATTGGCGCATCGTGCCTTGGGCATATTAAAGCCCATGCGGTACGCTGCTAATTGCATACCGTGTTCTGGATAAATATCTACCTTAGACAAATCGCCTTCTTTGGTTTTTATATCAACCACTATGCCGGTAAACACGTGATTAGCTTTGACATACAAATCGCATTTGCCGCCATACCCTAGTTCATTATGGGTAAATGAATGTTCCGGCAACCAGAGTTGTGGCCCAAAGTAAGCGTTTAACGCATCTTCTACGGGTCGGCACATTGGGATGGCTTCTGGTATCAAGTGACCTTCAAAAAACGCCTGAATGGTCGCATGAATGGCCGTACCACGTTCTGCTGCCAATCTACCAGTTTGTTTGGAATCTAGCATGACCCTTTCAAGCCATGATTCTTCCGTTTCGTTTTCTTCTTTGGGCAATGTTAAAGCGCTTAACAGTACCTGGTGTTGTTTCCACAAATCTAAACCTGGCCGTGCCGCCACGCCCAAGATTGTGGTCACACTAGGACTTAGGTTAAGAACCCTAGCATCACGTAACGTAGTTCCCCTAGGTTTGCCGTTTTTACCAATTACCGTGTATGCTGGGTTGCCTTCCTTGTCATACCAATGCCCACTTTCCGCTTGACGTTCTTTAACTAGCATTTTTTGGTTTTCTTCCCCGTTTAGGTTGAATGGTGTCAGTTGTAATGTCATACGTTACATTGCCATCAGGAACATTAACTGTCAGTTCTATTGGCTTTTTGTTAACAAATTTGTTACTAAATTCACCACACCAATCTTCTTGGGATTTGTTTTCTATATGCGGAAAACGTTTGCAAACTCCGTATCGGTCGCTAACTTGGCCAGCGTACCATTTGCAATCAATACATTTCATTTAAGTTCCTAATTCGTTAAGTATTAAATTTCTGTTGTCAGAATCCAACACTTTGTCAGCACATTCTTTAACAATAGCGTTAGTAAACTGGGATAAATCTTCAATGTTGAAACCAATTATTTCCTGTTCATCATCGTAGCCAACTTCCCGGTGAGTTTTTAGGGTATAGGTTTCGGTCAAAATACATTTAATAGCTGGTTTCATACATTTCCTTTCTAGAATGGAATATCGTCATCCAATTCTGATTCGCTGGGAACTGATACCGAATGGGGTTCAAAAGTGTTTCGGTATTCAGCAGACTTTTTAATCAGGTTTTGCAACCCTTCCGACAACTTGTCAAACTTAGCTTGGTCAAACGGGTCCATGCTAAATATCAACAATTCATTTACACCAGTTGGTTCGCCCAGCTTTTTCATAGCGGCTGGTACTTGACTGATGCTTGCAATATTGGCGTATTTCTTATCGTTGTAATCTGAATGAGTAATCGCCACCATGCAAAACTTTCCAAGCAATACTTCCAAATTAAATCCGTCTAATTCTGCTTGAGTAAATTCTTTGCCCCGCCAGGCTTCTAAATCCTTGCGTAGCGTTGCTTTTTCATCTAGGGAAAGAGTGTATCGCTTAGACACAACCAAAGGCTTACCGTCATCCATAGCTAATGGATTGCCGTCATTATCTTCACCGTGCAACTCAAACATACAGATGATTTTGCGTTGCATTTTTTTCTTACCCATCCATTCAGTTGTTTGGGTGCCAATATCAATAATGCGATATAGACGTGCCAAAAAGCTTCCTGGGGGCGGAAGTTTGAAATCGGTGCTACCACTACTGTTTTGTTTAGCTACTATCATTTTTTTATCCTTGTCCAAAAATTGTTCCAAATTCATTAAATAATTCCGTCATTACTTGATTCTTTGCTAATTTAGGCTTACCGCAAGCCGCACGAATAACAGCAATATCGTCCGGTGATGCGTAGTCATGTTCAATGTTTTCCAAAGCCTGTTCTAGGCGTTCTTCAAACTCTTGCATTACTTGGGCCATTTCATCCATGTCAACTCCTTTATTTATCACGGCACTATTGCCGTACTTCAGAATTTAAAGTAAACTTTAGCAAAAGTAAAGCAATATTTACCACGTGAGGAAAATAAATGACAGATGCACAAATCATTGACCTATTGGGCAAGCCCGCCAAAGTAGCTAAGTTGTGCGGCGTTTCCGTCCAGGCGGTGTGTCAATGGCGTAATAACGACAGTATTCCGTTTGGCCACCTAACAACAATGGCCGCCACAATTGAAAAAGAATCCCATGGTCTAGTCACTAGAAAAACGTTGTTTCCAAACAACTGGTGGTTAGTTTGGCCTGAATTAAAAAATATGTGATATAGTTTTAAACATTGAGGACTGAAACACTCGATGTATGGGCTTTAGAGGTAGTTTTGTGGGTTTAGGAAAGTATTGTGAGGACATTTTCTTAAACCGTTTCAGCACAGAATTACCCCTAAAGCCTTTTTTGTTTCTGTTCCAATCGTTCTTGATTGGGGATTCACCACCACCAGCGGTCAAGACGTAAGTGCTACTGGGGGATAAAGGATGTAACAGCACACAAATCGGTGGCGAAGCTAGTGCCGATTCCTTGAACGACTGGCGGGTTCTGTGGCTCCGAAAAGGAAAACAGTTGAAGGCGAACCAGGTGGGCTAGGTTCGTCCACCAAAAAGGAATGTAGCTTTTATACAACATT